GAAAACGACTGAAAACCGTCAGCAGCACCGCCTAGAGTGACAGTGCCAGTGCCGGTTGTCGTTGTGGTTTCTTTAACCCTGTCACGAATAACAAGTGCCATGACAGACCCCTATTAGTTCAGCGAAATATCAAGATCGCCCGCAGGGATACGGAATACGTCACCAGTTTCAATGGTCTTAGATGATGTCAGTGCAGCGTAAGCCATTAGGTTGCCGCCGGTAGACGCATCATAAACACCAACGTGAGTAATAGTGCCAAAGTTAGCTGTAGCGGTTGAATACTCAACTGCCGCAGTGTTTGACGCTGTGTTACCCGATACGGTGAATGCAACTGTTTCGCGAGCGTAAGCTGTGCCTGAAGTAGATACCTCAGTTACTGAGCCGGTTTCGCCATCAGATACCGCAGTTAAAAGTGCTAGATACAGAGTTGATGGTGCAGTGTAAGCATTGCCACCAAAAACGTGATCTAGGATTTCTGTTTCCAGATAATTAGAGAAAGACATTAGCCCAATCCTCGTACTTTAAGTGTCATGCCAGAGCCGGAGTAACGTGCCTGTTCAGACGCGTTGTTCACATTCTGCACTGCGGCAGAATACATTTGCGCCCAAACCGCGACTCTAGCATCCTCGGCTAAGTATGGCGCACTGTGGAGCAAAGCTCCATATAGGTAAGCGTCTGGCGCATCAGTCAACAACCAATTGGTTGAGTTAGTCGCCAGATCAGGAATCTTTTGGTAATACAGCAGCTCAAAATCAGTGTCTTCGCTTGGCGTAGGATACAGCTCAAACTGACCATCAGCGTGGCAGTAGTAATAAGGCAGCCTAGTAGACACATCTTCATTCTTAGCACGAATGTCTGCGATAGCAGCGCGTGATGCCAAAGTGAGTGCTGATGTGCCGGAAGCCGTTAAAGTAAAACGGATCGTTTCAAGCCAGTCATTTGGCACCTGCATATACTGATCACCGGCTGACTGCTGACCTGATGAGCGTTGCTCCATCTTCCAATGGCGAACCTCACGATTCATCTGTGCTTCAGCCAACTGGATGAACGTAGGAATAACCGCCGTTAGGTCATCACGGTTAAGAAAATCAGCGACTGCTGTCTGCAAATTGGTGTAATTGGTAATCGCCATTACGCTGTCCTTAGTATGCGTGGTGTCTTATCTTCACGCTCTTTGTTGATTCGGTCAAGGATCATAGGTGTTGTGCCTACTGCTGATGCTAGAGGTACACCGCGAGATTGGATCGACTTTGTCATCTCTGGAGTCAGCGGCAAGTACCAGTTTTCACCTGCGTCCTGCATCTCAGGATCGTTGAGCTTAACCTTCTTCGGCTTGACACCGTATTCCTTGCCAATTGTTTCAAGGATAGATTTGAGCTTGTTTTCGTAAACTTCGTTGTACAGCTTGGCGTAGCGGTCAGACCATTGGTTAATCTGGTTCTGCGGATTGCTGAAGGTGATTCCGGCAAAGTCGCCTTTGCTTACTGCTCGCTCCATTGCCTGACGAACCATTGCCTTGATCCAACGCTCGTCTTTGAGTGGGTATTCAGCATCTGGCGCAGAGCCTGCTATTTCTAGGTTTTTGACATTACTGTACGCATCCCGTTTAGCTTTTACAGCTTCTGCATATCTCATCAAATCTGGATCATTAATTCCTTCATCTCTGAGCAGTTTCACTGGGTCTGCTGCGTCAGTAATCTCATCTAAAACGTGAAACTTGGCTGTATTAATGCGTTGGTGATTACGCCCCGCTTCAGTCATCTCAAAGTCCCTAAAACGAGCTTCCATCCGATCTAAGTGACCTGCATCAAGCTTTCTTGAGATTGCTTGAATATCTGGGATGTCAATATCATCTCTCAACTCAACATAAACCCGATCTGCTGATGCTTGTGCAGCATCGTAATCAGTATTGGCTTGCAGAAGCTCTTCCCTGTTTTCAGCCGTAGAGTATCCGCTCTGACGACCCTCTTGGTGTAGGTCAGATTGAATCTCGTCAACGTGGTAAACACTTTCTCCGTCAGCAGTTTCGCGAGATGTTGTTCTCATGTGAGAAACGTAACCTTCAGCAACGTCAGAGCCATAATGTGATGACTCGAATGTGCGACCAGACTTTGGATCGTAGGTCAGGATAACTTCTTCTAGTGGCTCGTAGTAATCGCTATCGCCTTGCAGATACTGCGCCCACTGCATTGAACCTTCGCCGCCATAGCCGTATGTGCCGCGGTTTATAGCTTCGTTTTGTATGCGAACTTCTACTTCATTTAGATCGTAAACATCACTAACGATTGTTGCGCCTTGCTCATCAACCACTCTGTAACCAAAGTCATCATTACCTTCAACACGATAAGTTTCACCACCAAACTGAACATCATGCTGAATTAATGGATTCTCGCTGTATCTCGCCTCATCCCATTGTTCAGCCAGATCATCCAAACGCCAATGATCGTCATTGCCAAGTATCTTTCCTAACTCGTCTACCCAGTTTTGTGAGCCACCGTTGTTGTATGCCTGTGCTAAAGCGTCTACTGCTTCCATTTCAGCATTTGCGGTTGATAAGCCCCTGTCTTTGTAAATCTTAGTGATCTCGTTGATTGTGTCAGTTAGCACCGGACTTTCATCAAAATTGCTGATAGCAAATGAATATGGATAATTGGGGTTTCTGCTTATTGCCGTTCCAATATCATCAAAAACAGCCTCACGATAATCATTGATTGCTGTACGATTATCACCGCCTGTGTACTCGGCGTATGGCATTTCATTCATGCCTTCATTGTCAAAACGATCCTGCAAATTCATTTCTTGCGAATCTGTCCTGTCGCCCCCAAGAATCACACGACTCATGCGCTCTTGTGGTGGTTCAACCTCATCAAACACTCTCTGAATATCGACAACATCGTGACCGTGCTTGTTCTTACGGGTGATGCTATCCAGATTTAGACCATGCTCCTCGATGTCGGCTTTGGTTACGCCCATTGCCTCAAGGCGTTGCATTAGTGAGCGTGGAGTAACGGATGCAGGAACATTTGGGTCATTCTTCAGGTCAAGCAGTGCCTGCTCTACCCGTGAGTAAGTGCCAGTGCCGCCGTCTTCGTTAAAGACACGGGCTTGTTGTGAAGGCTCACGCAACATTGGTGGTTCTTTTTCAACCTTTGGCGTGTCCTCAAGGATGCGTGGAACTGGCTTGCCACCAATGTAGCTCTGACGCTCTTGGCTTGGCATGATCAATCTGTTTTGCAGCTCAGCCTTATATTTGCGTAAAAGCTCTTGCTCTGCTTGGTTGTAAGCCCACGTCTGACGAACAGATGGAGAGATATGAGTACCGTCAGGAAGATTGCGCGGAGCTTCTTGGAAATACTTATCTTGTATCTCGTGAACTTTAAATGTGTGATCTGTACGATTGCGTAACTCAGCCAGAAGCTCATCATCTGTCTTGGCTAATTGCTGCTCAACAAACTGAGGATCAATCGGGATATTGGTGTCTTCATACTGTGTTCTAAATCTACCCTGACGAGTAGGTTTACGCAGTGGCTCTAGTGCAGGATTACGCCAGTCGGTGTTCTGTGTGATTGGATCACGAGCATCTAGGATGCGTGGAGTTGGCTTGGCAGCCTTACCTAATCTTGCCACCTGCGATGGACGAGCATAGTCAAGTATAGGTAGTGGAGCTGCGATGCGACCAAACTCTTCAGGCAAGTTATACACAGATGCGTCTTGCGAGTAGGTGCGACTCATTGGGGTAAAGTCGTAAAGCTTGCGTTCAGCAGTTGCCTCGTCAGGCAAGAATGATGGTGCCTCGTTGTAGGCTTCCGTAAATAGCTCGCCGATAGTCTTAACTGGACCTACATCATCTAAGCGATTGCGTGAGCGATCCTGAATCTTGCCGATTGCTGAGCCTAGCGCGTAAATGTCGCGTGGTGCTTCGATGCCTGCTTTGGCAACGCCGCGAAGCATAGAGCCTGCGGTATCGAGTGATCCGTAAAGAACCTCTTGTGCGCGTTCTAACGGAGTGTAGTCACGATAGCCAAACTGTGGATCGCTTGTATCCAGAGGATCACGTTGATCTTCTTGCGGCGTGGTGTCAACGCCAAGCATACCCATCAATTTATCGAAAAACAGCTCTGCCATCTCACGCCCCAATGCTTATAACTCCTAGCATTGTAACGGGTTTTTCAAGCTATGCCACCCCTTTCATGCCACGTCTGATTGGCTCACCCCAAGACTCTGCTCGGCGCACATGACCTGTAGCCAAATAGCGGAATGAGTCAGCCCCGTGGGATGTAAAGTCGTGGCGTGGTCTGCCTCGCCATGTCTTCATCTTCTCGTCAAAGTCACGTTGGTACTGGCGCAACATCTCGACACCACGATCACATTTCTTTTCATCAAACCAACAGCGATCAAGCATAGAGCGTACAGCTTGGATGCCATCGTCTACCCGTAGCTTCGGTGCGATCTCTACTGGGCGTACACCAAGATTATCCAGAGTTTCCAGACGACTCTTGCCTGTGCCAAGCTCTTTCACCTGTACGTCATGCGGCAGAACGTGCTGCTCGTAAACGTAGCCTTTCTCCTGTAATACCTGAGCGTAGTGATCAAGACCAACACCGCTATTCTCGTAATAGTCGATTAGATGCACATCACCATTGGGCATGAATTGTGCGAACCAGATGGCTGTGGAGTCTGAAAGTCCCAAGTCCCAAGAAGTTACAACACCTCGTGATTTATCGTAGCGAACCTCAGTGATCCTGCCGTCTTTGGTTGCCGCTTTCATCTCAGAGCCGTAGTAAGCACCAGAAATGGCTGCCTCGAAGCTGCACTCAAACTCCTGATCGTATCGATCCTCACCCATGATCTTGAGCGACTCGGCTAATTCTTCCTCGTCCACATAGCCGGTTTCACTCGCCTTGTGCATGGCGCAGTACCAAGACGGGTCTTCCTTAGCCAGATGGTAGGTTTCCCAGAATTCGTTCTTGCCCTTTGGTGTGCCAATGAACGTGGCTGATCCCTTGCGGTCAGTCAGAGCAGGACGGATAACCGTCTGCCAAGCATTCATCGGGAAGTCAGCAGGCTCATCAAGTACCACGGAGTCAAAATACAGACCACGCATAGCATCGTAATTGTCAGCACCAAACAGACGTAGACGCGCTCCGTTAGGGAAGTCAATCCGTAGCTCAGACTCGTTAATCTTGATATTCGGGATATTCTGGCAGTAATACTTTGCATAGTCCCATGCGATCGATTTAGCCTGATTGTAGTAGGGAGCAATGTAGGCAACCCGTACACGTTCACGCTTCAAGGTGATTGCAGTCTTAATCAGATCATTTACAGCCGCCACAGTCTTACCACAGCGGCGATGAGCGACAAGACAGGCAAAGCGTTCAGTGCGAGCGTGGAAAGGTTTCATCACCTCTCTAGGCTTGTACGGAATCTTGATCTTTTCCATCAGTCTTCCCAACTAAACGAGAAGCTGCCGTCAGAGCTAATATTGTCCTGCTGTACCTTGTCTGAGTAATCGTGATTAGCTAGAACGAGCTTAGCGATAGGAGCAACGTAGTCACCTGTAAGTGCGCGATTAAGTGCCGTGAACTCTTGTTCTGCATTAATTTCTTCTAACGTGTGTAAAAACTCGTCATCAGAATTACCCCAGTTATATAGGGTTTTCTTGCTAACTCGTAATACTCTGGCTAATCCAACGACCGATGGAATGTTGTGTCCATCGATGAATTGCCATCCGCCATCAGCGTATTCTTGTGCCTGTTTTCTGATCTCGTCAGTTAATTTAGTTGGTCTTGCCATCTTGTTACCCTGTGCCAACGGCGTCCAAAGCGTAAGTGAATACTAACATACTACACAAAAAAAAGCCCCTAGCAAATGCCAGAGGCTGAATTACATAGTTGGTAGTTGGAGCGACCTTCTATGTACCCTTAGGAAAACAAGATGAAATGTCTTGTTCGATTAGTGTGGCTTAAAAGTCCAACACTAGCAAGCGGTTCTTGTCCACGCTGATAGTTTGCGTGTGATCGTCCAGTACCAGTTGAGCTTCGGCGGCATCTTCCATCTCGTCCATACCGTCAATGTGGCTGTACTGAGTCTTTAGCTCATCTAGCGTGTAGCTTGTCCAGTAGCAGCGGATAGC